AGACCCTCTCGGATCTCCAGAACACGATCAGCACGAACTTCTGGGACAAGGCCCGTCAGCCGATCAAGGACATGGTCGACTCCCTGCTCCCCGCGTTCCGCAAGGGCGTGGCGGACACGGCCACCCAACTCGGCGGGTTCTTCGGTTCCTTCGCCAAGAACCTCGGTACGTCCCTGTCCCCCGCGATGGGGCAGATGTTCACCGACTTGGCGAGCTCGATCACCATCGCCACGGGCGGGACCAAGTCCTTCGCCGACATCATCGCGACCCTCGGCAAGGTCGGCACCTCCTACCTGCCGCAGCTCTCGCAGTGGTTCGTCGACATCTCCAAGCAGTTCGCCGACTTCTTGAAGAAGAAGGGCGAGAACGGCATCAAGGCCGAGATCGACGAGGGCATCACTGCCCTCAAGGAGCTCGGCGGAGTCCTCTACAACACGTACGGCATCCTGTCCGGCGTCGCGAAGGCGGCCACGGATGCGGGCGGTACGTCGCTGGCCTCGCTGAACGACGGCCTCGCAGCCCTCCACAAGACGGTCGATTCCAAGGGCTTCCAGTCCGGGCTCGTGGACGTGTTCAACGCGGCGCACGTCGCGATGAACAACATCGCCGGCCGATCCGGTCCTGCCATCAAGGCGCTGTTCATCCAGCTCGGCAGCCTCATGACCACGGTCCTGCCGCAGGCGGGCGAGATCATCGGTACGGCGCTCGACGCTGTCGCCAAGGCGCTCGCGCAGCCGGCCGTGACCAACGGCATCAAGTCCCTGTTCACCGGCCTCGACGGCGCGGTGACGGCCCTCGCTCCCGCGATGGCCCCGCTCGGCCAGGCGCTCGGCGCGATCATGCAGCTCGTCGGCGCGATGCTCCCGGTCTTCGCCAAGCTGGTCTCGGCTGCGATCATCCCGCTCGCGGGTGCGTTCTCCACGCTCGTCCCGCAGCTCGCTCCGATCGTGGAGCTCCTCGGCGGCGCGCTGACGCAGGCGTTCCAGGCGCTCGCTCCGATCATCCAGCAGATGGTCCCGATCGTCGGGACGATGCTCGGCGCTGCCTTCCAGTTCCTCGCGCAGCTCCTGCCCCCGATCGCGGCGATCTTCAAGCAGATCCTCGCGGCAGCCATGCCGCTGGCCCAGGCGTTCATGAATGCCCTGGCCCCGATCCTGCCGGTCCTCTCCGACGCGTTGGGCAAGGTGCTCTCCGCACTCCAGCCGCTCATCGCAACCGCACTGAAGATCATCTCGGCCGTCATCACGCCCCTTCTTCCGATGCTGTCCGAGGTCGTGCAGGCGGTTCTCCCGCCCCTGGCTGATGCAGTCATGCGCGTGGTCGCGGCGTTGCAGCCCTTCATGGATGCGCTGCTCGCGGTCGTGAACTTCCTGATGCCGATCCTCGTACCGGTCATCCAGTTCATCGTCGAGCTGCTGGCCGGCGCCCTGGTCGCCGCGATCAACGGTGTGGGCCTGGTCCTCGAAGGACTCAAGGAGTTCTTCGTCGGCATGTGGGACTACGTCTCAAGCTGGTTCCAGCTCTTCTACGACCTGGTCACCCTCAACTGGAGCAAGCTCGGCGACGACCTGAAGGGAATCTGGGACGGCATCCTCGGGATGCTGAAGGGCGTCTGGGACCTGATCCTCGGCGCGCTGGAGATCTTCTTCAACGTCGGCATCCTGGGCACCGCAGGCAAGGCCCTGAAGGGTCTGGGTGCGCTGTTCAAGGCCGGCTGGAAGGCCGTCACTGATCTGTTCACGGGCGCCTTCGCGGCGATCCGTGGGTACTTCAGCCTGTTCATGACCGGGGCCAAGGGCCTGGCGCTGGACGGAATGAAGGCCATCGGGAAGTTCTTCTCGGACGGCTGGAAGGCCATCACCGGCTACGTCCGGCTGTTCTTCTCCGGCGCCAAGCAGCTCGTCCTCGACGGCCTGTCGTCCATCAAGAAGTTCTTCGTGGACGGCTGGAACTCGGTCAAGACGACCGCCTCGTCCAAGCTGAGCTCGCTGGTCTCGACGGTATCCGAGTGGATCGGCAAGGCCGTCGACAAGGTGAAGGAGCTGCCATCCAAGGCGAAGGCCGGGCTCAGCTCCCTCGGCACGACGCTGAAGAACGCCGGTATCGAGCTCATCAAGGGCTTCATCTCCGGCATCAGCTCAATGTTCAGCTCGGTCAAGAGCAAGCTCGGTGACCTCACCAGCAAGCTGACCGACTGGAAGGGCCCGCTCCCCAAGGACAAGGTCCTTCTCTACAACGCCGGTGTCGTGATCATCAAGGGTCTGATCAAGGGCCTTGAGTCGCAGTACGGCAACGTCAAGAAGTCGCTCGAAGGTCTCACCTCCCTGATCGGGAAGGCGAAGCTGGGCAAGGGCCTGACGGCCAGGCTCAAGGGCGACCAGGCGAAGCTCAACAGTCTGCTGAAGGACTGGCAGAAGCTGAACGACAAGCTCGACGCTGCGAAGAAGAACCTGGCCGACCTCAAGAAGGCCAAGTCCGACTACGCGGCGAGCATCGCTCAGAAGATCGTTGACGACGCCAACGTCACGAACATGGAGGGCGGCTTCTCCGGAATCCTGGAGCAGCTGAAGCAGTCGGTGGACCAGGCGAAGCACTTCGCTGACGTCCTCGCGAAGCTGAAGAAGCTCGGGCTGAACCAGGAGATCTTCGACCAGCTCGCACAGGCCGGCCCCGAAGCGGGCATGGCTGCGGCCGAGGCGATCCTCGGCGCCGGCTCCGCTGGCGTCAAGCAGGTCAACGACCTGGAGAAGCAGCTCCAGGATGCTGCGGGCAAGGTCGGCAAGACCGCGTCCGAGGTCATGTACGACAACGGCATCCACATGGCTGAGGGTCTGGTCAAGGGTCTGGAATCCCAGGCCGACAAGATCGAGAAGCAGATGCTGAAGATCGCCGACTCGATGGTTGCTGCCATCAAGAAGGCGTTGGGCATCCACTCCCCCTCGCGGGTGCTGGCCAAGATCGGCGCCTACGTCGGTCAGGGCTTCCGTAAGGGCCTGGCCTCCGAGCAGTCCAACATCGCCGCGGCGGTGGAGGACAGCCTCATGATCGGGCAGACGTCCAACTCCACGGCGCGCAACATCGCTTCGGCGGTGGGCAGCGCCCTGGGCAACGGCTCCTCGACTGGAGGCAGTTCGAAGACTCTCAACTACTACGCGGCGCCCGGCTCCTCGCTGGGCTCCGAAGAGGATCTGTTCGCCGCCGCGAACCGAGCACGGATGGGATGGTGAAGTAAGTGCCGAAGCTCCTGCTCGTGAGCGGTGCAGACACGATCGACCTCAACGAGATCGACGACAAGGGGGTGGGGTTCCAGGCCAAGTCCGGTGTGACTGGCCTGGGCCTGCCCCCGGTCTCGGTCCAGTGGTTGGAAGGCGCCGGAGACGGCGCCGTCTTCCGAGGGACCCGAGTCCAGACCAGGGACATCGACCTGCCCATCGAGATCCTGGCGCTCGACCGTGCGGACCTCCAAGCGAAGCTCTCCCGGCTGGCCCTGGTGCTGGCCGGGGGCTGCACCCTGGTCCTCGACGAGGGCAACGGGGTGACGTGGTCGACCGAGGTCCACCGCGTCGGCGGAGGCGAGTACACCTACGGCGACGATACGGTGGGCGGGCGCGAGTTCCAGACGGTCATCACCCTGCGGGCCGGCGACCCGTACTTCACCAGCTCGGTGCAGCAGGTGCGCACGATCTCCGGTGCCGCTGGAGCGAGCGCGTTCCTGGCCAACATGGTGACCATGGCGATCGCTCCCTCTCAGGCGATCGGTGCGATCGACCTCTCCAACTCGGGTGACGCTGCGGCGTACCCGGTGTGGGAGGTCCGCGGTCCGGGTGACCACTTCACTGCGACGTCACCCACGGGTGAGACGTTGAAGTGGAACGGCACCCTGACTGTCGGACAGAAGCTCATCGTCGACACACGCAAGGGGACAGTGAAAGACGAGACCGGCGCCAACCGGTACGACCTGTTGGACACTGCCCCACGCTTTTGGACCGTGCAGCCCGGTGACTCCACCGCGGTCGCCTCCCTGTTGAACACCACCAGCGCTTCGCAGATCACCTGCTCCTGGTATCCCCGGAAGTGGATGGTGATCTGAGTGCGCCTGCAAGACATCACCGTCGAGGTGCGTGACAAGGCTCTGGCCCGTCGGGGCATCATCCGCCCCGAGGAGCTGGTCCTCGAACTCACCGACAACTTCAACAACCTCGGCTCCTGGAAGCTGAGCCTGGCGTCCGAGCACCCACTGTGTGACACGCTCCGGACGCCCGGCTCGGGCATCATCGTGACCGGCCCGAGTGACGTCCTCCTGTCCGGGCCGATGGTGAGTTCGGAGTTCGCTTCGACTCCCACCGACCCGGACGGGACGGTGTCCTTCACGGGCGTGTCAGACACTGTCTGTCTGGCTGACGCACTGGCCTTCCCCCAGCCGTCCAACGCTGACGGCGCCAGTCAGACAGAGGCGCATGACGTGCGCAGCGGCCACGTCGAGACCGTCATGCACGCGTACGTCAACGCCAACATCGGACCGCTGGCTCCGGCGGCCCGGCGCAAGGCGGGGCTCGTCATGGGCACGGACCTGGCGCGCGGGCCGATCATCACCCAGTCCGCCCGCTTCCCCGTGCTCGGCAACCTCCTCACCGAGATCGCCCTCCTGGGAAGCCTCGGGTTCCGCGTCGTGCAGCGTGGGTCGAGCCTGGTCTTCGAGACCTACGCGATCACCGACCGCACGGCGTTCGTCCGGCTCGACGTCCGCAACGGGACGCTGTCCGGGCAGAAGGTCGGCATCTCCCCGCCCGGCGTCACGCGCGCCATCGTGGCCGGGCAGGGCGACCTCACCGACCGGCAGTTCCTCCAGGTCGACAACGCCGAGTCCATCGCCGCGGAGGCTGAGTGGGGCCGGCGCATCGAGCAGTTCGTCGACCAGCGCAACACCAACGACTGGACCGAGCTTCAGCAGGCCGGCGACGAGGCCCTGGTCGACTCCGGGTTCACCGCGATCAACGTGCAGGTCGTCCCGATGGAGGACAGCCAGGCCCGCTTCGGCAAGGAGTGGGGCCTGGGTGACTCGCTCGTCGTCATCGTCGATGACCAGGAGCTGAAGTCCACCGTCACCGGCTACGTCATCAAGGCCGACCGGGACGGCTTCAAGCTGGGCGCTCTCCTCGGAGATCCCACCGGCTTCGACGCCAGCGCCGCGCTGAACAAGCGCGTGACCAACACCGAGACCCGACTGTCCAACCTGGAGGCCAACTCCACGGGAGGCGGCTCCTCTCCGTCCGATCAGATCTTGCAAATCATGGGGGTGTGGTAACCGATGGCGAACACGCCGAAGCGCCTGTCCAGAGGTAACACCTCTACGACTTTGACGAGCGTCTACACCGTGCCGACGAGCACGACGACGATCGTGACGAACCTCGTGGTGACCAACTCCGGCACCAGCGCGGCGACGATCCTGATCCAGCTCGCCGGGCTGTCGATCATCCCGAACACCTCCATCCCCGGTAACGGCATCTTCACCCTCGACATCTCCCAGGTGATGGACGCGGGCGACACGGTCAAGGTCCAGGGCAGTACGACGACCTGCGCGTACTTCATCAGCGGAGTGGAGGTGACAGCCTGATGGGCTTCTCCGTAATCCCGGAGCCTGCCATCTCCGGCTTCACGGGCCCGCAGGGTCCGGCTGGCACCGTCGGCTCGGACCCGGTCTTCACTGGCTCGATGGCGGTGAACGACACCTCCGGCGACCCGAACATCGACATCAAGAAGAACGGGTCGATGCGCTGGAAGATCCGCTCGGCAGGTACGGAGTCCGGCTCGAACAACGGGTCGGACCTGTACGTCGAGGCGTTCGCCGACGACGGCACCACGAAGATCAATGACGCCCTGTGGATCTCCCGCACCAGCGGGCAGGTTGTCGTCGGCCAGGCCGACAGTGCGCAGGGTGGCGTGAAGCTCAGCGTCAACGGTGCCATCGGCACGCGAGACATCGCAGCCGACCCGGCGACCACGACCATGGGTGCCCAGCTCTACTCGAAGGCCGGGAAGCTGTGGGTGCAGACCGCGTCCGCGGCTGAGAAGTTCCAGCTCGTCGAGTCGTTGCCGAGCAAGGCCAACGCGACGCTCAACGCGACGTACATGAGCATCGACAAGCCGGCCGGTAACTACCGCGTCTTCCGCTGGATGACCGATGCCGTCAGCCGCTGGGAGGCCCAGGTCGACGACGTCGCCGAGGCTGGCTCGGCTGCCGGCTCCGACTTCCGCCTCTCGGCACGCAACGATGACGGCACGTTCAACAAGACCGTCATCCACGCCAAGCGGTCGGACGGCACGATCACCTTCGGCACGACGACGCACCACGGCAGCGCCCAGGTCACCTCGGCCGGAGCTGTCGGCCTGCGCGACCTCGCCGCAGATCCGGCGACGACCACGGGCGGCGTCTTCCTGTACTCGAAGGCCGGCCTGCCCTACATCAAGCAGGCGGACGGCACCGTCTTTCAAGTCGGCTCCGGAGGCGGCACGGCTCCCGTCACCTCGGTCAACACCAAGACCGGCGCGGTCGTCCTGGCCGCCTCAGACGTCAACGCCCTGCCGTCCAACGCGGACGGCTCGACGACGGGCAGGATCACCGCGGCGAAGGGCTTCACGGTCACCTCGACCGACGCCACCCAGAACCCGATCATCACCGACTCCCCCTCCGGACAGTCGGCCCGCCTCGCCGTGATGCGCGTGAACGGCGTGGATCAGTTCTCCCTCGACGCGGCCGGCAACCTGACGCTGGCCGGCGCCATCACCACGACCGGCACGAGCACCCTCCCCAACCTGCGGGTCGGCTCGTCCGGTTCCTTCGGTGGTGCGTCCGGCTCGATCATCGCGCAGGCCAACGCGACCACGCTGCCGAACGCGAACCCGGCCGGCTCGATCCTCTACACCACCGGAGGCGTCCCGCGCTTCCGCGAGTCGAGCGGCGCCGACTACGCCGTGACTCCCCCGAGCGACTTCACCCCCGAGTCGCTGGGCGTCAAGGCGTGGACCGGAGACCCGGACTACTGCATGTCCGGCTCGGACTACTCGGGCGTCGGCTCCGGCCGCATGAGCGCGGTGTACGTCAACCGGTCCATGACGGTGTCGAAGATCGTGTGGCACATGCTCGGCTACTCGGGCGGTCTGCTGACCGGCTCGTGGGCGGGCATCTACGACACGGCCGGAACACTGAAGGGTGCGACCGGCGACATGTCCACCGCGACGTACGAGCCGGCCCTTCAGTCCGCGGCTGGTGGTGGCTGGTCGAGCTCGCCCCTGACGTCCTCGGTCACCCTGGCGCCCGGCGTCTACTACATCCTCTGGCGCTTCAACTACACGGCCTC